GAGGCCCGGGGGCGTGATCGTCTCTTCGCAGTACAGCACGAGCTCCCGATGAGCCAGGCCCTTGTCCTCGACCCCGCGGACGTAGATCGTCAGGGTCCCGGTTGAATCAGTGAAGGTGATCCGGGTGTTATCGCCCACCCCGGCGTGGTACGGACCCTCGACCCGAAACGTTTTGCGTTTTTCGTCCTCGGGGCTCGGCCCGCTCGGCGTGATGGTGCACGGCCAGGCCGAGGGCGTCAGGGCGACCGGGATCCCGTCTTTCTGCAGATCGTGCAAGGTGACCCACTGGCGCCAGGCGCGGGATTGTCGGGGCGCCGGCATCAGCCGATCCGATAGGGCCGACACAGCCCGAGGGTGGTCGGGTGGATCTCGCCGATCGGCGTGGTCCCATCGTACCAGGCGCCGGCGAGGATCTTGACCGCCAGGGCGAGGTCCGGGGGGACATAGCCGGGCGCCGAGCCATACCCGGCGTTAAAGGTGACCGCGACCGCGCCCGGGCGCCCGTACTGGATCGCCGGCCAGGAATAGGTCAGATTCAGCCGGACCCGGCCGGCCGTCGCGTACGGATCGTTCAGTTGGTTGGACCCGAGGCCGCCCTCGACCGTATAGCTCGCCGTGGGGAGGGTGACCAGGGTCCCGGCGGGATCGCGGTATTGGATGATCTGGACATCGATGAGGGGCGGCCGAGGGATCTCGAGATCGTCCCCGCCTTGGGGAAACGTGTCGCACGTCCCGATGTACGTTTGCTGCATCAATTGGCGGCCGGTGAGGCTTTGGACCTGACCGGTCGCCGCGTTCAGAAGGGCCGCGAGTTGGGTGTCGTCATTCGTCGCGAATTGCGAGACCCAGGTTTTGAGCTCGGGCAGAGTGACCGGGGGCCCAGCCGCCGCTACAGAGATCGCGAGGCGCACAGCAGGACCCCCGAGCCCTTAGTCGATGATCGCGTTGGCGATCGTGGCGTACCGCGGCCCGCTCAGCAGGTAGAGCGCGCAGCCGAGTTGCGCCGTGGCTCCCACGTCCGCGATCGAGACGCTGAGACAGTCGAATCCGTTCTCGACGTCGAGATCCTCGGCGTCGATATCGAAGACCCACAGGGCTTCGTTTTCGGCGCCGACCAGATCGGTATAGGTCGCGCCGGCGGCCTGGGTGACCTCGGTAAACAGCCCGACCGCCGAGAGGGCGGTCGCGCCGACCTTGGCCGACAGCCGGCTCGTGTTGAGGGCCTTGGACCCGGTCCCCGCCACGGCCTGGGCTTGTAGGATCGAGATCACGGGATCCTCGCCCGCGGCCCCGATCCCCTTGAACACGATCACGGAGACGTGTCGGAAGTGTTTGAGGGAGACCCAGTCGCCGGCGTTGCCAGCGGTGGCCATGTTGACCGGAATAATCGCCGCCACGAGTTGCATTTCGTCGGCGAGACGTCGAATCGTCATTTCTTAGATCCTCCGAAAGATGAAACGGGCGGGCCGTCAGACCCGCCCCCTGATTCGAAACCGCCGACGTTACGATCGCGTGTCGAGCCCGACGAACGGGGCTTGTGCCGACGAGCCCTTGTACATCGTCAGTGAGGTCCGCCAGGTGGGCTGGCCGTTGATCCGGTACACCCAGCGGAACGTCATTTCGTCATAGATGAACCGGACGTGCATGGAGGCGTCCGCCCGGATCCCCTCGCTCGCCTTCGTGATCACGGCGTACTCGTTCATGTTGGCAAAGAAGATATCGCCCTGCGTGCCGAGCGCCTCGCACTGCTCGATCTCATAGATCGGTTTGCCGAGGAGGGTCCCAAACGGCGAATTGTTCACCAGGCCGCCCGGGGGGAGCCACACTGGCATTTGTCCGATCGTCATTTGGGGAAGCTGGGTCATCACGTCCGAGTGAATGAACCAGGCCGCGCCGGGCTTGAGGCGCGCCGGCATGCGGGCGTAGATCTTGAGCACGTTAGCGACGTTGACCGTCGCCGCGGTTTGGGAGGTTTCTTTCGCGACCGACACGAAGGGGGCGCCGGTGGCCGTGTTGAAGAAGCCGAGACACATCCCGACCCCCGACCCCCGCACGATCTCATCATCGATCTTGAAGGCGAATTCTGACTCGAAGGCCGACGTGAGGAGGCCCTGCAGCGCGGTCGCGTCCCGAAGGAGGCGCTCGGTCGCATAGGCGATCCCCATCATCTCCTCGAGCTTGAGCTCGCCCTTGCCGATCTTGGGCTGACTGGCCGCCACGGTCCCGGCCTCGGCCTTGCGGTACACCCGGACCCCGCCCCAGCGGGAGCCCGTCGCGCGGGAGCTCTCATCCACAAAGGGGTACTCGAGCCCATCGAAGTCCGCGCCGATCGGGATCGACCGACATCGGGGGAGGATGATCGCCTGCTCCGATCCGCGCCGGAGCATGTCGGTCGACCAGTCATTTCGGACCAGGTGGCCGCCGCCCGAGGGCGACCCGACCCCCATCCCGGTCGCCGCCGCCTCGTACGAGGTCAATCGGTCCATGAGCTCGCGACTCGAGGAGCCGCCGAAGAGGTGAGCCGCCCGCGGATCACTGGCGACCGCGACCGCTTGCAGAAATTGCCCGAAGCTCCCGAAGGCCGCCGCGCCCTCGCCCTGGCGTGGGTGCGCCGGCGCGCCGATGAAGGCGGCCTGCCCCGAGGGGGCCGCGGCCATCCGCTCGTACCGGGCGATCTCATCGTCGAGCTTGAGGACCCGCGCGGAGAGCTCGTCATCTTTCGCGCGCTCGCCGTCGTTGAGGTCGCGATTTTGGCCGGCGGCCGCCTCGAAGATGGCCGACAGTTGGGCGTGAAGCTCGGTCCGCTCCTGTTTGAGCCCGCGGAGGCGCGCGCCGAGTGATTGAGGGAGTTGCAGATTGGATCCGCTCATGGTGTCGTCATCTCCTGTACGCACAAAAGGCCCCGCGCGGGCGGTGGGTACATCAGTCGGGGCGGTGGATAGGGCCTCGGGGCGTCCATTCCCCGAGGCCCTGATCCGCTTTCTCGAGGCTGAGCCCTGCCGGACGGGCCTCGAGAAATTACCTAGCCGATGAACCCACAACCCGGGCGGGGCCTGCTGTAAAGCCGGACCCGGCCGGAATGTTCTGGGCGAAAGTTTACGACTCAGCCGCCGGGCGCGTCAAGGATCGATGCCGGGCCAGGCGCCGGGCGAAGTCCTCGCCGGGACCTGGCGCCGCCGCGAGGGCGGGGGCGGGGGCCTCGGCGGCCTGGCGCGCCGGCGCCTGGGCCCGGGCGCTCGCCGGCCGCGGGGCGGTGACCCGTTCGCCGAGGACCGCGTCGAGGGTCGCGATCCGGTCGACGAGGCCGGCCTCGAGCGCCGCCTCGGCCCCGAGGGCTCGGCCCTCGCCGTAGTCCGCCATAACCGTCTCAGTCGAGACCCCGCGCCCGTTGGCGACGTCCCGGACGAACATCTGGCCATAGAGATCGACCTGCCGCTGGAGGTATTCGCGGGCCGATTTACTGAGGGGCCGGACGTTGAGATCCTCGGCCTTATACCGACCGAAGGCGACGACCTCGACCTCGATCCCGGCCTGCTCGAGTTGCTTGGCCCGGTTTTCGTGGACCGCAAAGACCCCGATCGATCCCGCCTGGCCCGACGGCGTAATGACGATCTCGGTCGCCGCCGCGCCGATCCAGTAGGCGGCCGAGGCCATGGTCGCGTTCACGACCGCGATCACGGGCTTGGCGGCCGCGACCTCCCGGACGATCTGGGCGAGCTCGGGGACCCCGTAGACCCCGCCGCCGGGGGAGTTGACGTCGAGCACGATCCGATCGACCGTGCGATCGGCGCCGGCCGCGCGGAGGGTTTTCCCGAGCGCCTCGGTCGAGGTCCCGCCGCTGATTTCCGTAAAGAGATTCATACGGTGGGCAATGACCCCGAACACGGGGACGACGAGGGTATTCTCGACCCCGTCCGCTGTCGGCTCGGCCCGGAGCTCGGCCGCCGGCCGCCGGTCGCCGCGGGCCTCGAGCGCCTCGATCACCGCCGCGCGCCCGGGGGGCTCCTCGCCGGCCGCCTTGGCGAGGAGGAAATCTCGAAGCGCCGCGAAGGCCTCCGGCTCGAGCGCCCACGGTTGCTCGCGGGCCGCGGCCATGATCCGCCGGTACTCAGTCATACAGCGATCTCCTCGTCGAGGGGATAGGCCAGGGCCGCGGCCGCGAGGGCGGTGATGTCCGCCTCGGCCGAGGCCTCGAGCGTGGCCAGGCCGCCGTCCTGAGCGATCGTGGCATGCCGGAGGGCCGCCAGGCACGCCCCATCGGCCGGGGTGACACAGAGGGACTCTGAGAGGCAGCGTTGATACTCGGCGCCGGCCTCGAGATAGAAACCGCGGAGCCAGGTCGCCCAGGCCGCCGGATTATTCGCACAGGTGGCCGCGGCGCGCCGGACGTGGGCGAGCTCGCGCCGCTGGATCCGGGCGGCCGCCTCCCGGATGATCGCCTGGCCGCGGGGCCGCCCGCGCGGGTCGCGCTCGTCGTCCTCGAGCTCCCGATCGCGCTCGCCGGGGTCGGGCTCGGCCGCCGGCGCCGGCCGGCCGAACACGGGCGCCGCGGCGGGCTCGGGGAGATCGTCGTGGCCCTCGAGCGGGTTGAGGTTCTCCCGGAGCCGGACCTCGTTTTTACTCATCCATCCACTGGCCGGATTAAGCGCGCGGGCGTAGTAGTTGGACCGGGCCGCCGAATCGCCGCGGAGGAAGGCGTCAAGGAGGTACTCGGCCGTATACCGGGCCTGCTCCCGATCGCTCAGGAGATCCCGCCAGATCGACTGCTCGAATCGGACCGCCCAGGGCCGGATCGAGTGCATCACGAATTCAAGATCAAACATCTCGGCCGAGGCATACGAGACCGTGCCGGGCTTGTTGACTTTGAGCTTTTGCAGCGGGACGTTAAAGATCCGCGCGATCTCTTCGATATCGAACTGCCGGATCTCGAGCAGTTGCACATCCTTGGGACTCACCCCCAGGGCGGCCGCGTCCATCCCCTCTTCGAGGATCAGGAACTTCCCGCCCCGGCGGTACATGTCGAGGGAGGTCCGGAGGTTCTCTTGGCCGGCCGGGCCCAGGAGTTTCGGGGTTTTCAGGACGACGGGCGGGACCCCGGCGCCGCTGAAAAAGGTTTCGGCGTAGGCGGCATCGGCCTGGGCCATCCCAAAGACCCGCGCGCCGTACTCGATCGCCGAGATCCCGATATACCCATCGAAGGTCCGCCCGCGCCGGTGGTGCATGAGCCGGGCTGGGATCGTGTACTTCTCGCCCTGCAGGGGTGAGTAGTGATAATCGAGCTCTTGCGTCTGGGCGTTGAGGGTGACCTCCATGCGGTCCGGGTGGAGGGGAACCATTCGCCGGATCTCGCCGCTCGCCGGGTCCTCGACCAATTGGGCGTAAAAGTTGCCCCGGAGGAGCACGTGGGCGAAAGCCATCTCCTCGAATTCGAAGTGTGTCTGCCAGGGGTTGGGCTGGTTGTGGAGGAGCCAATAGAGCGCGTGGGTCGTGGCGCGCTCTTTGCCTCCATTCTCGAGGCGCTTATAAAAAATCAGCGGGAGGCCGGCCAGGCCCTCGGTTAGAAGGCCGATACACGCCCAGACCGCCGAGAGCCGGAGCGCGGTTTGGGGAGAGACCCCGCCGCCGAGGGCCGGCCCGCCGGCCGACGACCCGAGGCCGGCCTTTTGGAACCAGAAATCATCCCAGTCGGCGTACGTGGCGAGAAATTGGACCGTCGAGGTCGCCGCCCGCCGGAGCGCCGTCCTAAAGTACGAAGGCCGGGCGGGTGGCATAGACGGACAAGGTCGGGCGGGGCGCCCGGAGCGCGGCGGCGATCCCGATGATCACCGCCATCAGGGGATCGATTCGACCTCGAGATCGGTTTTTCACTGGAAATAGATTTCCTTTCCCGTCCCGTTGCACCACGGCATTCCCGACCGCCATCTCGACGACGACCCGACCCGCGCAGTCGAGGAGCGCCTCGACAATTGCCGCCTCGCATTCTAGCGCAGCCGCCGAGATCCCGGCGTACGTTTGCGGGACCTCGACGACGGACTCTGCCGGAAACCCGTCGATCGCGATGAGGTCCTCGGTGATTTCGGAGGCGTGCCAGGGGTCGATCGCGATCTTCTCGATCGTGACCGTGGTTTTGATCTGATTGATGAGGGCCCGGACGGGGCGATAGCTCAGGCGGGGGCCCGGGACCGTCTCGAGCTCGCCGAGCTCGGCCCACGTGTCGTACGGGGTCCGGTCCCGCCGGGCGCGCTCCCGGATCGCCTCGTCCGGGACCCAGGCCCAGACCCAGGCCCGCCACGATCGCCGCTCCGGGGTCGGGGGGAAGACCGCGGCCGCCGCCATGAGGTCGAGCTTTGAGGCGAGGTCGATCCCGATATAACAGACCTGGCCGCGCATGTCATCGAAGGACCAGGCGGTTTGGCCTTTTTTGTAGTGGTCGATCGAGAGCCAGGGCGTCCCCGCGTTGATCCACTGGTTGAGGTGTTTTTGCTTGAACTCGGCCGCCGCGCCCGGAATCGCGAGGGCCTTGGTGACGAGCGCCCGGAAATAGTCGGGATACAGGGAGATCCCAAAATTGGGGTTGGCTTTCGCCCAGGTCGCCGGATCGGTCCAATCATCCCCCTCGTCCGCCGCGGCGATGAAGGCAAAAAAGGTGTCATCGGTGACCCGTTGCTCGAGGACCTCGATCGCGTACATATGCTGATCCCCGCAGGGGGATTGCATCGAATCGCCGGCCGTCGTGATCTGCCAATGGATCGGTTGGCGCCTGGCGCCCATGGACGTCTCGACGACGTCGACCAGGCGCCGATCGGGGTGGGCGTGGAATTCGTCGGTAACGGCGACCTGGGCATTGAGGCCGTCGAGGGTTTTGGAGTCCGCCGAGATCGGCTCGAGCTTTGAGGCCGTGTCGAGGTTCGACAGGGTATGGGTGAGCGGGAGGATCACCGCCCGCAGACCTGAGCTCAGGACCAGGGCGCGCGCATCGTTGAAGACGATCCGGGCCTGCTCCCGCTTCGTGGCCAGGCAAAATCCCTCGGCGCCGGGCTCGCCGTCAAAGAACGTGGCATACAGGACGACGATCGCCGCCTCGAGTGACTTGCCATTTTTCCGGGGGAGCTCGTTGTAGGCGATCCGGAAGCGCCGGAGGCCGGTCGACCGGTGTACCCATCCGAAGACCGAGCACAATCGGAAGACTTGAAACGGGCGCAAAATAACCGGTTTCCCCGCCCATTCTCCTTTGTAGTGCTTCAATTGGCGT